CAAGGAATCACTCCTTGGATTTAAAGTTTGGTCGTAGCCAGCAGGGCCCCTCCTTTCGGATATATTTCTGCGGCGTTATAGAAGTTGCACTCAACACATTCACCAGTTGTCTGCCCGCCTGCCAGCGGAACACATCACAATACCGTCTCGGATTCAGCTAGGTTAGCTCTGACCGAGGTACAGTACCAGTAAACTGCATATTCCCAGAGGACGTCCGCTCCTGGAGGTGCAAACTGCGTCGTACTAAGCGATCACTCCCCTTCCGCGCACCGTAGTTACCTTCGCAATGCTCACCCACAAGACTTAAACCGAGGGTACTGTTCCAGTGTCCGTAGATCGTACTAAGTATTAACCCCTCGTCGGGCTGCACCGCTAGGGCACCCATCTGAGGGCCCACGGGCGTAGAGGTCGGTTCATAACCCTCCTCCTAACAGCTGCACACACCAGGCATCGTAGGTACTAAATTACCTGATCCTGTGTTGTAGCACAGCAATACGCGTGCTGGGGAGCTGAAGCCCCAGTCTCTCACCAACCTAAGTGAGGTTTTACGATAAAATACCTTAATCAACCATGCGTCCCCTCGGTTGGTCAGCAAGCATCATGAGGTGCCCACCGGCGGAAACGGGATCGCCCGAATAGGCGCTCGCTCCGGCGGCCGCAAGGTGCAACAACGGTCTGGCGTTGTCGCGCGCAAACGATCCGGCGTCTTTCAAATACCCCCACGCTTTACTCATGAAGGACTCGTCTATTGTGGTGTCGGTTCCACGGTGGATAGAGCGAGCCTGCACGATGGCAGTGGAGGCGTTTGTCAACGTCAGGTTAGGTCGAGGTGCACGGGTGGTGAGAAAACCCAAACTCGAAACAGTAGCGACGGTCACTTCGTAGTTCATGTAAATATCAACCACAGCAACGATGGTGGAGGCAGCTCCTCCAGCAACGTTGACCACTATCGAAGACCAATCTCCGGTAGTAAAGGGATCCGCAGCAACAACGCTGACCCTAAAGTCACTGTCTCGAAACTCCCTGGCAGTCGCTCCAGATGGCCTCATCGTTGCGTAGACTGAATCGTTAGATTTAAGGGGTAACGATTCATACGATGGGTAATTCTTGGAGACGAGCGAAAAGTCGCGGTAATCATTAACATTGTCAGCTGGTGGCAGCTCGATGATGTTAATGATACCCTGTGAATTCATGGCCGACGTGATGGGCGTAACTCGCACACCACCCGAAACCAGACGATACTGATCTGCCTCGGTGAACTCTGGTTCATAAGGATCCAGAGCTAGGACACCGGGCGAGACCTCGCCCCACACAAATTCACCCCCTGCAACTGTGCCTGGGATAATACCTGCCGAGTAGTTGCTCGTGAAAATGACCGCGGCATTACCGCTGGCGTCAGTAGTCACATTAAGCCTCTGCCTAACAGGAATTGAGAGGGTCTGACCACTCGATTGGTCAGGCCACTTCGTGTTCTTCGATGCATCACAAAAGGGATTTGTGATAGCGCACACGTCATGGACTAGCTGTTCTCCAAGCAACGATGGGTTGCGAGACACGGCTGATCCAGGTAAGTTGAACCCTTTGTTCATCCGCCGGGTTCTGGCGGAGGCAACGGAATTGGCAGTACCGTTGCGAGCGGCAGTTTGTTTTACTGCTCTCTGAGACATTTTAAAATGCCTACAGGTGATACACCTCTACGTTCGAGAACACAGGGAGCCAGTTCTGAACATCCCACTCGCGTCCCCAGTGTGTTAAGCCGGAGACCTCGAAATTCCAGGAGTCAAGACCCTTCTCTAGGGTAATTTGGTCCTGGACAGAGAGTCCGAACGCTAGCTCGAAGCTGCGTCTCCCGCACTCATGGATGGGGCGGGCGGAGAGAGTCCCAGGTCCAAGACCCAGGGCCTTAAGATCTCTCACCGCTCGAGCCTTTAAACCATCTGGTGCGTAGTAGAGGTCATTCACCAGACCGCCCGAATTACGAAGGACGGCCAGCGCAAATGCCTGGAGAACAGGGACAGAAAGATTTAACACTAATTCACAGGTCCCAATAGCCCTGAGAACTTTCTTTCTGTAGTGGGGGTCTTGCCAATGACGTAACCCACATAGCGCTTTGCTGATTACACTCCTGTAATCTCGGACAAACTTGAACCGCTGGCTCTCGTACTCAACTACGGAACTCTGGCAAAACACTACTTGAAACAAGGAGGTAACTGGGGCCTCCACCTTCATCTCCATTCCAAACTCAAGGAATTCGGCGGCTAAGCTCGATTGAACACGTCCAACGTCACTTGCCTCAACAATTAACAAACAATCGTCCCCATCATCCAGACAATCCCAGCGCTCAAGGTTAATCAGCTGGCAGTACGCAATGAGCATAATGAGCATAAGCACGCAGTTCCCACATGCAGTGTTCATGTCACCACTCATTCGCCTACCTCTAACCTTGTACTTGATCCCGGTACTAGAGAAAATTGTGTTAACGAGCTGCATTGCCAAGAGCGCCGCGAACACCACATGTGCATTACTCATGAGGTATACAGCGTGCTCGATTTGCAGAAGCTCGAGAGACACGTGCTTGTCGAATCGACTCGCATCAATGGAGAGAACGACGGGTGATCGGAAGAATGATAGCTTGGTGTTGAGCAACTCAGCCCTGTCCACACTGTTCAAACCCTTCGCGATGTTCCTAGACTTAGGAACGCCGCGACTGGCCGCTTCAGTATTGTACAGGAAGTGTTCAATTGGGTGCAGAAAAGCAGCCAATGCGACACAGTACTTTGCGCCTCGAAACTGGATCGCCCGTGGATCTGGGCAAACCTTCGCCTCGCCATCAATTCGCTCGCCTTTCACGAACATAGAACAAAACGCATCTTTGGCAAACAAACCGAACCGACAGAGTGCGTCAACCGCAACTTCATATCGTGCTCGCTTGGCACCTGAATACCTCTTGGGCATGTCGAACAGACTGTTCGCAGAGGTTAAGGGGATAGTGCGCCCCAAAACCTTAGCTGCAGTCCTAAGCAACTCCAACCCTCGCTCAGAAGGCTTCACCACGGGCCCGGCGACCCTACCAACCACAGCCCTCAGCTGATTACATTGGCAATCGTGGTGAAAGAAAGGGCGAAAAACTCCCGGAATCCGGGGAGAGGCTACCCTTACCATCTGCCTTTTGTGGCGGTCACACGTCGACATGGGGATCCGCTTTATCTCGCACCCTACATCTAGAGTACGATCAAAAGTTTCACCCACACAGACCCCGTCGACGGCGACCGGTCCTACCTAGGCGGTAGGGAGGGATCGACCCCACGACAGCTTGCCAGCGGCAAAAGCTGTAGCGCGGTTCAATCCTTCCCAGACCCTCCTTGCTCCCCACACGACCTGATGAGCGGTCTCGATTTCAGTGTACGTGAAGGCGGCGGACGTGGCCGAAGCGACCTGAGTTGTCGTTTCCAACTCAGTCCACTTCTTCCGTTTAGTCCCAACCCAGGATTTAGCAGCTTGCTGGAGTGTAGTCATCAGCTTACTGTCCCGGGCCCTGTTCATACAGGCACCAACACAATACGCAAGAAGCTCGACATCGATACCCTTCTCACTGGATATCGCCTCGAGGTCTTTCTTGAAATCGCGCAGAGGCAAGTGGTCCCCGACCACCAACCAGACGATCCAGCTCCTAAACGACCAAATCAAGGAGACAAAGGATCCCACCAAAATTGCGAGCGCTAGTCCAAACCAGTTCACGGCGTGGAAAGCATACCAACGTTCCAGAACTGGTGTGCGGTGCTCCTTTAGCTCATACCACCCAGTCATTGACAACCAGCGACCCGCGCCGTAAAGCAGGGGAGCGTCGTCATAGCACTGCGTGGCTAGACCAAAGAACATCAACACTTCATCGGGGCAGTGGCGTCTACTCACTTCCGACAAGGCTAACTCACACGTACGGGATGACTCGGTGTACATGTAAGTCAACCACTCAGTTGACCAAAACGTGGCTGGCTTCGGCTGGGGGTTACTTCCAACCAACTCGCGGAAAGTTGGTCCCCAGTCGAGAATCACCTGAGGCTCACACGCCAGTCGCACACGAGTGAATGGAAACCACCCATCGTACACAACCACACCTTGCGTGAGCGTCGTAGAAAACAACGCAACAGCGGCAAGGCAGAACACAACGCAAGCGAAGAACACATACCTCGCAAACGCGCACTCGCACGTGAACCGTGACTTCTCGACCAGGCTAGGGGGCTTCGTATCCTCCAAATCCTCTGGCGTCACAATCGAAACTTCCGGCACGTCTGCCACAGGAGCTTCCCCTGTCATCACCTCCGGTTCAACGGTCTCCTCGGCCTGGGTGACCTCGGGGACTGGTGGCGGTACCAACGTCACTACGTCGGGGACCGGGGGTGGCGCGACCACTGGGGTGGCACGCTTACCTCGCCTTGTGGGGCGTTTAGAGCCTGGTTGAGGCTCCCCCGCATTGGGGACCCCGACGCTGGCAGGCGCCGGGGCGGACGGCAGGTTCTGAACAACAAAACCCTCGTCGGCGGCAAAAGTAACTTCTCGTAGTTCTG